CTCTGTTAACCGCATTAGATGTGGTGCTATCGAATGGCCTATTCGTTGGCCTACACATAACAACAAAGTAATCCAAGATATGGGTTGGCACTTTGCATGGATGGGTAACGCAAAGCAACGTCAAGCGAAGGCAGACTCGTTTGCTCATGCACACGACTCTTTTGAGTGGATGGCAGATGGCGCTAAAGGTTACTCTGAGTACGATAAACTTGGTGACACTCTTATGGAAGAAGGTACTGCACCTGATGGTAATGTAAACCACCATCTAAAGAGGTTCCCTGTTGAGCAACTACCTAAGTTGATCTTTGAAGATGAAGAGATCAAAGAATTCTTGTTACCTTCAGTGAAAATGGATGAAGATTACCAGTTCAGTGCTTGTAATTGTTTCTGGTGTCAGAAGCTTCAGTTCCCATTGCTATATAACCTTGATGGTGAACGTAATTGGTTTGAAGTGCCAAGAAGCTGTAGTGTAACAATCAAGGAAACATTCCCTGATCGCAAACAGATCATGCGAGATACAGATGATTACGATGAGTTGAGAGGAAAACCAATTATGGTATTCTCCGATCCAGTCGAACGTTTCGAGTCTTGTATCAATGCTTATCTAGTAGAAAAGCAACGCTACTATCACTATGGTGAAGATATGTTCGCATCGTTTGGTGTTGATCTGAAAACTTGTACTAAACAAGAGAAGATTGACTATTTCTTTGCAAACTTCAACAAACTATCTTCGCACCATCAACTTCACCACTTCCACCCACAGTCGTGGTTTGTTGATCAAGATAAGTTCAAGAAGTTTACGGTTGTTGACAAACATGATGTTTCGAAAACATTTAAGGTCAGCCATAAGTTAAACCAAACGAAAAAAGAAATCTTGAGAGATGACTTGTCGGAAGAACAGTTGGCATTTGTGAAGAAAATCTACCAAGAAGATTATGATTTCTACGAGAAACACAAATGATAAGAAAGCCGAACATAGATGCTCTATTTGCAGAGATTGAACACCTCAAGTCTGATAAGACAGAGTTGTACAATGAGATTGATGCCTTGAAAGGGCAAAACATGATGTTGTTAGAATCTTTGTCGGCAATAACAGAGGACGATACCTTTTGGTCAGAGGAAGCTTTGAAAACAGGTATCGTCTTTAAACTGAAGAATGTGTTAACTCAAATAAAGAATAATTATAGTTGACAGACTAAACGAATCATTATATAAGTCTTGTATAGAAACAGAAATTGAGGCTTAGTAATGAAGACTATTTACAAGAACACAATCGCAGTAGCTATCAACACCGCAGTATTTGCCGCTATGATATATGCAGGAACTGTTGCTCAAGCACATGAAGACGAAGCGGTACTACAGGGTATCCTTGAGTCTTATCAAGCCCAACAGGCTGAGACGCAAGCTGAAGAGATGGAGTGTTTGGCGTTGAATATCTACTTTGAGACACATGCAAAAAGTCTAGTAGATGCAATGAGTGTTAGTGATGTTGTTTTAAACCGTGTAGTTAGTACACGCTACCCAGATACAGTGTGTGATGTTGTCCACCAAGGTTACAAGAAAGACAGTCGTTCTTGTCAGTTTTCTTGGTATTGCGATGGCAAGCATGACGAACCATATGATGACGACTCTTGGGAACAGTCACGTAAGTACGCACACGATATCTATATGAACGGAAACTTTCGTGGAATGACACAAGGCGCTACGCACTACCATGCTCACTGGATGAAAGCTTACTGGGCGTCATCTCTGAACCGTGTTGCTCGTATCGGAAGCCACATCTTCTACATTGAAAAATAAGGAAAATTAAATGACTAAAGATAATGAACTTTATGTAGTGACTACAGTAATCAGCACACACCGTATGCGTTATGCAATCCCAATTAGTGCTATGAGTGATGATGAAGAGGACATGCCTTTGACCACTGATGAAGCTATTACTTATATTCAAGACAGTGTGACCATGCAAGAAGTAAAAGAGTTTAGCCAACATTGGATGGGAGAGAATATCGTTGACACATTTGTTCTCGACAAAGAACGTGTTTTGAATTTGTTTGATCGTGATAATGATTACTTGAAAGAGGAGTGGACAGAGGATCGAAAGATTAATTTTATTAATGATTGGAAAGAAAAGAAGTGAAGGTTTTAATTTGTGGATATGGTTTCGTGGGGATGGCGCATGCGTTGTCCCTGCAGCCGTATTATAAGACACACGTATATGATCCTATGAAAGGATACAAAGATTGGGTTGATTGTGATGCAGTGATCATAGCTGTGTCAACACCTGAGGATGAAGATGGTTCGTGCAACATGAGTAATGTGTATGAAATCATTGAACGTGTTAAAGATGATGTACCAATCTTGATCAAATCAACAATCAGTCTTGAAGGTTGGGAACTTATCAACCGTTCTTATCCAGACAAACAAATTACATTTTCACCCGAATACTTACGTGCTAATCATGCAATGGAAGACTTCAAATCGCAAGAATCTATTTCTCTTGGTGGTGGCTCTATTGGTGTTTGGGTTAATATACTATCTACTTTAGGCATTCCTATACACGTGAAAAAGCCTGAGATTTTAATTATGACTAAGTATTTCCGCAACTCATACCTAGCAATGAAAGTTGCATTCTTCAACCAAGTGTATGATATGGCGAATGCCATTGGGGTTGACCCACACGAACTGTTACAAAACGTTTCAGATGATCCTAGAATTGGTAAGAGCCACACAAATGTACATGAAGATGATCGTGGTTACGGTGGTCACTGCTTCCCCAAGGATGTGTCAGCCTTACTAAATACAGCACATACAAAGGGTGTAGACTTGTCCATTCTATCAGAGGCAATGCAATATAATGAAAGGTTGAGGGATGAAAAATGAAAACAACTGAAGGACACATAGAGGCTATCTATAAAGAGCTAAAAGAAATCAACCAGCGACTCGCGGGTCTTGAAAATACTTGGAAGCTTGAGCCAAAGAATCCATTTCAACCTGACATTGATCCACATTTCGGTGTAAGCAAATGTCAAAAATGCGGCATGGAGTTTAAGGGCATTACAAACTATTACTGCCCAACCTACGAATGCCCGATGTCGATGTTTAGTTTTAGGAGTTAGATATGAAAATTTATATTGGAAAATATCGCCATCGTTGGGTAAGCTATGTCCATGATCATTATATGGACAAGAAGTATGGTCGGTGGGGATGGGAAGAAAGCTCAACTCGTTTTGAATCGTTTCTTGAAAAAGTAGAAGACGGTTTGCAGTGGCTTTATAATCACACTATCAACTTGTATCTTGACAAGCGTAGTGGCCAAAAGATTAGAGTTCGTATAGACAAGTACGACACATGGAGCATGGATCATACTCTTGCTCCTATCATTATTCCTATGCTCAAACAATTAAAAGAAACTAAGCACGGGTCACCTTGGACAGATGATGAAGATGTTCCAGAAGAACTTCGTAGCACCAATGCTCCTCCTAAAGAGAATGAGTATGATACAGATGACTTTCATCATGCTCGTTGGGATTGGATTATGGGGGAAATGATCTGGGCGTTTGAGCAAAAGCTTCGTGATAGCTGGGAAGAAGATTATTACAAATATGAAGATGATCCTACTAAAACTGAGGGTCTTGGCTTAGGATTAAAACTTGTTTGGAAAGACCTTGAAGGCCGCAAAGCCCACCAAGAACGTATGACAAATGGCTTTATGTTGTTTGGTAAATACTACGAAAATTTGTGGGATTGAAAATGAAAGTGGGAATAACGTTTAGCACCTTTGACCTATTGCATGCAGGTCATATCCAAATGCTTCGTGAAGCTAAGGATCATTGTGACTATCTTATCTGTGGATTGCAGATGGACCCCTCTACAGATCGCCCAGAAAAGAACAGCCCAGTACAAACTATCGTTGAGCGTTATAGCCAACTTAGGGGTGTCAAGTACGTGGATGAGATTATTCCATATGGATCAGAATCTGATGTAGAAGATATCTTGACAATGTATAAATTAGATGTTAGAATATTAGGTGAAGAGTATAGAGACAAAGAGTTTACAGGCAAAGACATATGCCGTAGACGTGACATTGATCTATATTTCAATAAGCGTGATCATAGATTTAGTTCTAGTGATCTACGCAAGAGAGTATGTGAAAGGAATGAATAATGACTGAAGGACCATTTAAAAGCGCATTTGATGCAGACGTTAAAGGTGTGATCAGACGTGAAATCGTAACATATCGTATGCGTGATGGCGTTATGATTAAAGAAGAAGCAGTGCGTGATTACTACCAAAGTGGTGATTATCACGATAGCCAATCGACAAACCCATTGGTGCAAAGATGAGTAATGGTCGTTGGGTGCATCCCTCACAATTGATTGAAAAACGTGAACCATATGATGTGAATAAGGTTATGCAAGAAGACCTAAAATTAATTGATGTTATGCAAGTATTGACTAATGAGGAAACAAATCCTATTGCGAAAAAGACATTGAAAAAAGTAACTAGTCGCTTGATAGAATTGACTAGTAGAGCGCACACTCGTGGGCATTGGACAGGAACTGAATAGGGGACGTTATGTTTAAATTATTTACTAAAAGCAAAGATGACTATGTTGAAATTATGGAATACGAAGCTGACGTATTCGTAAGTGATTATCAACAACCAGAACAAATAACAGAACTTACACCACAGTGGGAAGAAGTGTTTGACCGTATGGATGCAATCGAAGCTAAGATCGATCTGCTTTTAGACAACCAGACTTTCTAATGATCATAGGTGTAAGCGAAGGTTTTCACGACGCAGGCGTGAGTGTAATCAAGGATGGGAATATTCTATCTGCCACTCATGCCGAACGCTACAGTCGTAAGAAGAATGATCGTTGGGTGCATCCCTCACAATATCCCAAAGATGTTGATGCAACAGTTGCATTCTACGAAAAGCCTTGGCTTAAGAAAACTCGACAAATATATGCGGGTCAAGGGTGGAAGCCATGTCGTACTGAATACGACGTTTCTTTCTATCATCACCAGTCGCATGCGGCGTCTGGTTTTTACACATCTAAATTCGAGTCTTGTAATGTATTGGTGATTGATGCCATTGGTGAATGGGATACGGTTTCTGTTTGGAAAGCGTGGATGAATAATGGCGTACCAAAGATGATCAAGAAAAAGAGTTTCAAGTATCCCTACTCTATTGGGTTATTCTATTCCGCTGTTACTAGATGCATAGGGTTGAAGCCACAGGAAGACGAATACATTACAATGGGTATGGCGGCTTACGGTGAGCCAAGGTTCTATGATGAACTCAAAGACTTTCTTGTGAACTTGAATTGCCATAAAGGACTTCCACGTTTACCATCGCATTGGTTTAACGAAGACATAGCCGCATCAGCACAAGCTGTTGTTGAAGACGCAATACTTGATTTGGTAAAGAAATACTGCCCACACGAAAATCTCGTTATGATGGGTGGCGTTGCCATGAATTGTGTTGCGAATACTAAGGTAGCTGACCTTGGTAAAAACATCTGGATCATGCCAAACCCAGGTGACTGTGGATCGTCTTTAGGGGCGGCGGCATTAGCATATGGCAAGAAATTAAATTGGGTTGACCCATACTTAGGAACGGAGATTAAACGTGAAATTAAAATTAAAGATGTTATCAAAACTCTTGGGAGTAGTGGTTATTGTGGTATTGCAAATGGTCGTGCTGAGTTTGGCGCTCGTTCCCTTGGTAATCGTAGCCTTATTGCTGATCCTAGACGGCACATTAAAGACACTATTAACGAGGTTAAACGCAGACAAAAATTTAGACCCTTTGCACCTGCAATCTTGGAAGAGTTTGCTGATGAATATTTCGAAGGACCCATGAACGAGTACATGCAGTTTGTCGCTAAGGCAAAGCATGATCATAAGTCCGTAACTCACGTAGATGGAACTGCAAGAGTACAGATTGTTAGAAAAGACTGCAAATCTGTGCTGAGAACAATTCTTGAGGAATGGCACACTAAGACTGGATGTCCAATGCTTTTGAACACAAGCCTAAATATAAAAGGTCAGCCCATGGTAAACACATGGGGTGAGGCTCTTGAGTTTCAAAGGAAATATAATGTCGAAGTCTTCTAAGTATATTTTAGCATCTGGATGTAGCTTTACAGATGAGAACTTCAAATCTATTTCACATCCTGATCTTGACGTTTCTTTCCCTAAGTGGCCTGAGATATTAGGAGAGTATTCTGGATTGAAAGTTGTCAACCAAGGTAAATCTGGGGCTGGAAATGATTATATAACAAATACACTCACCAAGACTATTCTGAAAGATCATAGGAATATCGAAATGGTTGTTGTTGGTTGGTCTGAAATTTGGAGATTTTCCGCATATAACCACTACCAATTCAATCCTATACTAGCATTGTTTAGACCAGAAATGAAGCTACATCCACGCCAAGAAGCATCAAGAGATTTGTACAAACATATGTTCAAGCAAGATTTGATTGACGTACATTATTCTAGCTCTGTACCTTCATTGTTCCAAACACATCTTAAGTCGTGGGTTGATAATATGCTACAGATACAAGAACTTTGTAAGCTGCTGGGCATCAAATACATCATGGCTCCGCTCTGTGGTTCTTTTACCCTACAAAAGTATAAACAGTGTTTAAAATCGTTTGATGACGAAGAAGTTGGGTTTTCGGAAATCGAGTGGTCTATCATGTTTGGTAAAATAGAAAGTTTCTATGACTTGGAGACAGATCACTATATTGGTCATCCATTCTTGAATAATTTCGGTGGGTTTGTTATGCAAGATAAACTAGACAGCAAGTTTTGTATAAGTAAAGATGACCTACACCCAAACGCTGAGGGGCATGAATTTATAGCAGGAAAGTTTTATGAACAGTATACAAAGATTTATTCTTAAAACAAAGTTTAAGTTGATGATTTTGAAAATGTGGTTTAAAAAGACGCAAACAGAAGACGATATTAGTGAGGGGTTTATTTATGAAGAAGACGAAGATTAAATATGTTTTCGACGTCGATGGTACATTGACGCCTAGTAGAGGAAGAATGAACAAACACTTTGCTGTGTGGTTTAGTAAATTTTGTGAACGTAATGATGTGTACTTAGTTACTGGTAGCGACAGGGCAAAGACTATAGAACAGGTTGGTGTATACATCTATGATACATGTAAGCGTGTTTACAATTGCTCTGGTAGTGACGTGTATGAACGTGACCATAATGTGAAGAGAAGCGAGTGGCAGTTGCCAGAACTAGCAAAAACTTTCCTTATCAGTTGCGAATATGAGAGTGGATTTCAATTACGCGCAGGAAACCACATCGAAGAACGTCCTGGTATGATAAACTTTAGTGTTGTTGGTAGAAATGCAACAAAAGATCAGCGCAAAGAATATGTCGTATGGGACAAGGAGACTAATGAACGTTCTAATATAGCAAACGCATTCAATACAATGTTTCCAGACCTACAAGCTAATGTTGGTGGTGAGACAGGATTGGACATCGGACCCAAAGGATCAGATAAATCCCAAATCATGGTTGACTTTGAGGGTTGTGAGGTCTACTTCTACGGTGATGCGATGGATGAAGGTGGTAACGATTATGCTTTGAAAATTGCTAATAAATACGGTAATAACTTCCATGTTAGTAGTTGGAAAGAAACTTGGGATAAGCTTAAAGGATTAGGAGAATAATATATGTTTACTATCGAAATGGATTGGGACGAAACGGCAATAACTATCTTAGACTCCACAGGTGAACACGAAGATGTTCAATTCCTTGTTTATGATGACATATGTTACATTCGCCAGTGGGATCAAGACGGAAATGCTTTCGCTTTGATTGAAATGTCACCAGAACAATTTAATGAAATGAATGCGGCAATGCATCTACCAGAAGGTGCTTATTTAATGGGAACAGACGATGATTGATATTTACGGAACTGCAACTTGTTCATTCTGCCTTAGGGCTAAGAAATTATGTGAACGCATGGGGCTTGAATACGAATACAAAGATATTGGGTACGAAAAGTATAAGAGCGAACTTGACGGTTTGCTTACAGAAGGATATAAAACTGTACCACAAATCTTCCGATATAAAACTCATATTGGTGGGTATAACGAATTTGCATCTGAGCTTGAGAACACCTCTGGTGGATTTGGCGACGGAAAACTCTAAAGGAGATATATTATGAAAGTTACTATGGTTGACCCACCCAGTGGATGGAAGTATGGATTCCCAAAGGCACTACCCAACCCCCTACCTCAACCTTGGAGTCTTACTCTTTGGTTGATTTCAGAGGGATACCCAGAAATCGAACTAGCAAGTCATGGAGATTTCTTTCCATACGTTAGACAGTGGGAAGTTGAAGGTAGTTGGGTTGTTGGGCGTGGACATGACTGATATCCCAAAAACAGTAACTCGTGTCGAAGTTATCGACAACAGAGGTCGTTCCTATGGCAAACATAATGTCAACAACGTGTCTTTGTCATTACAAGACGATGATCGTACACTCAAAATATTCGTAGAATACGAAGATGAAGAGGAGATTTCAATTGACTGAGTTATGGACATTAGTATTCATAAATCTCATGTTTAATGGAGAATACCACGAACCCACAGTAGAAGGTCATTGGACTTATGATACTATGCTAGAGTGCTTTGAAGCACGATCTGTACTTGGGTTTAAGTTTAGTGGTGTAATGGGTTCCTTTCCTAAAGGAACTCAAGCAATCTGCATTCCAAGGGTTGTCGAACCAACATAAATAACTTCATATAGCATGGAGATATATTATGTGGTACTACAAAGGTGAAGAATTCACGTCTGAGATGATTGGGGAATACATTGGCTTTGTGTATCTCATCACAGACAAATCTAATGGTATGAAGTACGTTGGAAAGAAACTACTTAAATCTGTTCGTAAGCTACCACCCCTAAAAGGATACAAGCGCAAGCGTACCGTCATAAAAGAATCAGATTGGAAAACCTATTATGGTTCATCTGATGCTGTGAAAGAGATGCTTGAAGAAAAAGGTGCTGATAACTTCCACAGAGAGATACTAACTTTGTGTATGAAGAAAGGCGAACTTGGCTACCTTGAAGCTAAGTACCAGTTTGAGCATGACGTATTACTGCGTGATGACTATTACAACGGAATTATAAACTGTAAAATTCATCGTAGTCACGTAAAAGACTTGACATTTCTGGTAGAGTAGTGTATTCTATTAGAAATCGTAGGAGTCGTGGTAACATGAAAATTCAAAGAAAAAGTGCGTACAGCGGAAAAGTTCGTTCTAAAGATATACCAGTAGACCCACAAGACTGGGCTTTATATGAAACAGGAATGGTTTGTATTAGCGAAGCCATGCCATATCTATCAGATGCAGATCGTGAGTTTATCTTATCTGGCATAGTAGAGGGTGAATGGGAAGAAGCATTTAAAGCAGAAAGTGATACAGCATGATTATATTATTTAACGGACCACCAGCATCTGGTAAAGATTGTGCCGCCGATTTTTTTAAAGCTAGGGGATATAAGCATCTATCCTTCAAGTACCAACTATTTAGAGAAACCTTTAAATATTTTGATGTGTCTGAAGATTGGTTTATGGAAGATTACGACAATCGTGATGTAAAAGAGCGTCCATCAGCTTATCTTGGTGGCATGTCACGTCGTGAAGCTATGATCCACGTCAGTGAAAATTTCATCAAACCAAAACGTGGGTTAGACTATTTTGGTAAAATGGTGGCAGAAGAGATAGACCCCAAAAAAGATTATGTTATATCTGATGGTGGGTTTTCTCATGAACTGTTCCCTATCATGGATAAAGTTGGTACTGATAATTTCGTTCTTGTACAACTTGTGCGTGAGGGATGTGATTACTCTATAGACAGTCGTAGATACTTTAATGGTAACGTAGTGAAAGAGCATGTTATTTCATCACGAACTGAAATTAACACTAAATACATATTAGACCATAAGTTTGATGTTGACACATACAGAATACACAACAATGGTAGTGTAGAAGACCTACACAACGTACTTGCACACACTTGGAAAGATATACGAAAAGGAATACAATGTCGTCTTCAAAGAAAGAACGTAGAGCAGAATCAAAGCCAAGAAGCGAATCAATATTTTATGAAAACCCATACGATGTAGAAACATTTTTTGAAGGACTGGAAATAGCGGCACAGAACAACAAAGAGCTACATTACGTAGATCGGTTTATTGCCAATCTAAGGCTAGACCCATTACAGGATACGGCAGACGTAGTTTTTAAGGTTCTGAACAAAGACTTGCAATTGGTCAAGTTTGAGCCTAAATAAATGACTAAGCAAACTAAGGAATATATATCATGGAAACAATTACACAAGCATACAAAGATGGTATCGTCGCCAATCTAAAAGAACAAAGATGCGAAGTAACTTTCACCAAGAAAAATGGTGAAGTTCGAGTAATGCAATGTACACTTATGGAAAGTGTGTTGCCAAAAGCTTCCAAAGACGAACCCCTAACACAGAAAAAAGTTCGTGCCGTGAGTGAAGAGGTTTGCGTGGTGTACGACACTAATGCCCCAGGGTGGCGTTCTTTTCGTTGGGATTCTGTAACAGATTTTAAAATTTTATAATTCGGAGAATTAATAATGAGCATGATTCATAAAGGACATATTGTCGAAAGCGAACAATCTAAGAACGCTAATGGTGGCACAGAAATGATGCGTAAGCGCCTATTGGACAACGTGGACTTTGATTTATTGGGTGACGTGGCTATCCACTTCTCACGACCAAGACAAATTCCAACAGATGTAAATAAGAATATTCTATACTGCCATGATTTGGCACAAGACCCAGAGAATACAATCTTGCGCAATGGCGAGTGGAAACAGTTTGATCATTTTGTATTCGTTTCTCAGTGGCAACGTGACCAGTACATTGCGATGTATGGCATCCCACACTCAAAGTGTTCTGTCATCCACAACGCCGTAGAAACGACGTTTGAGCCACGTGACAAACCTACAGACAAAATTAGATTTATCTATCATACTACGCCTCACAGGGGCTTAGAATTGCTCTACCCAGTGTTTGACGCACTGACTAAGGTACATGACAACATTCACCTAGACGTTTTCTCTTCTTTTTCTATCTACGGATGGGAACAGCGTGATGAACCATACCGTGAATTGTTTATGAAATTGACAGATCACCCTAACATTACATACCATGGCGCACAACCTAATGAAGTAGTTATCCAAGCATTGAAAGACAGTCACATCTTCTTGTATCCAAATATTTGGCAAGAAACATCGTGTATTGCAATGATCGAAGCTATCCGCTCTGGTGTGCTTTGCGTTCACCCAAATCTAGGTGCTTTGGGCGAGACAAGTGCTAATGCAACTATTCAGTACAATTATAATGAGGATCAGACTGCGCATGCTAACATTGCTTATGCGTATGCCAAGCAAGTTCTTGATATTCAAAAGGATGATCCTAAGTTTATCAGTTCGATGACTAACCACGACAGATCGAATTTGTACCCTCACAGTATTGAAATTTTTAAAAGCAATTGGACTAAACTTTTGCTAGAACTGAGAGCTAATGGCTGATATTATAGAATTCCCAAAGCAGAAAAGGTTTGGGACACCACCCCAGAATGAAGACGAACTTGAAGAACAAGTAACAGACTTCAGATATGGGTTGGCTGATCAAGTTTCTGAATTGATATGGCAATCCGTATTAACTGAACTTATTAGGAGTGGTTGTGATTTTGGTGACGATCCATCAGAATACTTCCCATCTATAGTTCTTGTTTTGGAAACAATAAAATCACTGCATCTACTGAGTCAAGGTTTGCACCATCCTCTGCAAGACTTTGCGAATGATGCCATAGACTTAGATGAGTATCATGAAGAAGTAGATAAAATACTTGACAATGAGGAAGATATAGACTAAAATAGTCTATAATGTAACAAAGAGAAATATAATGGCAATATTAATGGATTTTAATCAGGTTATCCTTGCATCGCTTTTTTCGAGCATAGGTAACCATACAAACATAGACATTGATGAGAACATCATTCGTCATATGTTCTTGAATTCAGTACGGACAAATCGAAAGAAGTTCCATGAAGAATATGGTGAGATAATCATCTGTGCTGACGGTAAAAACACATGGAGACGCGAAGCGTACCCTTACTATAAGGCAAACCGTAAGAAAACACGAGACAAGTCTGATCTTGACTGGAATAACGTATTCAATATTATGAACGTCATCCGTGATGAGATGAAAGAGTTCTTTCCGTATAAAGTAATTCATATTGATCACTGTGAAGCAGATGACATTATCGGTACTATTATACACAAAGAAGGCACTGACTTGAATGTTGGTGCAGAGAAATACCTTGTTCTTTCTGCCGACAAAGACTTCATTCAACTACAAACTTATGCGAATGTTGATCAATTTGATCCTATCCGTAAACGTTGGTTGACTGATACTAACCCAACGCAGTTCCTTGAAGAACACATTCTGAAAGGTGATGCTGGCGATGGCGTACCGAATATCCTATCGGCTGACAATTGTTTGGCTGTTGGGGAACGACAGAAGCCTATGACGCAGAAGCGTATGGCTTTGTATAGAGGCACTAGTGAGAATATGGATGAGGAAACTATTGCAAGATACAATCGCAACAAAAAGATGATTGACTTGAAAGAAGTACCTCAGAACTACCAAGATATGATCATTGCTGAATATACACAAGAAAAAATGGTTGGACGTGAGCATCTGTTCAACTTCTTCATCACTAAGAAACTAAAGAACTTGGTTTCAGACATACAGGATTTTTAATAATGGCAGTAAGACGATCTATTTCAGAAATCGTAAATCACGTACAAACACTTGGCTCTAAGAGTGACAAGATTGCTTGGTTGCGTGAAAATGACAGCCAACCGTTGCGAGTTGTGCTAAAGAATATATATGATGTAGGGGTAAAGTTTTTAGTACCAGATACACCCCCACCTTGGAAATATAATGAGTATGAAGATGAGGCTAAAGCGCTCTTATTTCAAGAAGCACGTAGACTTCGTATTTTCGTAGAAGGTGGTGGATATGACAGTTTGAAACCGATTAAACGCGAACAGTTGTTTATCAGTTTACTAGAAGATATTGATAATGATGATGCTGACTTGTTGGCAAACCATATGATCTCGCACAAGTCCGTCAAAGGTCTTACAAAGA